TACACGTCGAGTGCTTCGACTCGATCACTCGAAGATCGCTGCAGATCCGTTTACCGCGAAGAATGCGTTGTTCTCGATGTCAAATTACATCGTGTTCGACGTTCCTCCGAGCGGTTATACGAATACTGAAGCACTCGCAGTCTATGCTGGTTTCAAAACCGCATTCACTGCGACTTCGGACGCTCTCATCACCAAGTTGCTTGGCGGTGAGTCGTAAGGGAGGAGGATCCGATGAGTTTGGAGACGATCGTCACCAATCTGATTCGGGTCCTGACCGTAATTACTACCATGATTCGTCTAAGGAATTTCGCTCGCGAAATATGCCGAGCGGACTCCACGGACGACTCAAGGAGCCGCCGGTTCTTCCGGCGTTTCCTGAGGGTAGCTATGCGGCACAACTCGATGACTTGATCTTCATTGCATACATTGTATGCATGATGACAACCATCGGGATTGCCTTCCTAGTGGTCGGGACTGGCGTCATTCTTATGCTTACCTACTTGTAGGAAGTATAAGGCCAGTCGTCTGGGCCATTGTCAATAGGCTAGCAATGCCGACCCCCTGATCAAGGAGGCAGCATGAAAAGGCTATTGACACTCTGGATTACCCTTGCCAATGAGGAGGCGAGGGGATGTCGCACTAGCGCCACCATGGACATTAAAACCGTCCAATGGCGAGTCAAACATGAGGGGCTATCCTTTCTCGGGATAACCCTGGCTGACTTTGGTAAGGCATTCGAAAGAAGCCTTGACCAAGGTCATGTCGCTCTCACCGCATTTCCCTCGTGGAAAAGTCGCGGAGGTCTCCCCTTGTTTCTAAGGGGTTTCCTAGAGCAAGTGTTTGACTCTACTAGCGGTGTGTTGTTCGAGGATCCCTCGATTGACTCAATACGAGCCATTCGTCAACTGACGTTGATGTTTGGTAAGATCGAGATCCCTTGCAGTGATGCAAGGGTTCGCGATGCTTTCCAGGGATACCTCGAATGTGAGAAGGATGTCAGAGCATGTGATGACGCACGCGACCCCATTGATTTGGAGGACTTCGTGCGTGTCTCACATTTGTTGTTTGCTCCAGTTCTTGCTAAAGTAGACAGTGATGTCTACCATGGCAAGGTGGTGCCACAACATGGTCCAGGTGCAACGGCGGATCGACTGATAGGTAATCAGAAGTTCCGCCAGAACACTTGGCCCGCTCGCCTCAACGAGGTGTTCCCCATGTGGGAAACCCTCATCTCCAATCATCGTTTTACGGATAGATTGGAGGAGGTTGACATCCTCGAACCTGGAGCAGAAGAACCCGTGAGGGTAATTACTGTTCCTAAGACGCTAAAGGGCCCACGTATAATCGGGATGGAACCGACTGCTATGATGTACATGCAGAAGGGACTCCAAACCCTGATTTACGATTATGTCGAGAAGGATACCATCCTTCAAAACATGATCGGTTTCCTGTCGCAAGTTCCTAACCAGGAGCTTGCTAAGAAAGGTTCCAAAACTGGGAACCTTGCTACACTCGATTTGAGTGAAGCATCCGATCGGGTCTCAAACCAGCTCGTCAGAGCTATGTTGCTCAATTACCCCCATTTGAGTGGGGCAGTTGATGCAACTCGCTCTAGGCGGGCGCGGGTTCCTGGCAATCCCGGACTTGTCCGGCTTGCCAAGTTTGCGTCTATGGGTTCGGCTCTG